TGGGTGGAGAAGCGGAAGCAGGAATTGATGGTGCAATGGTCTAACGGCCAGTACCTTGGTGACGGACACACGGAGACGATCATTCGTAACGCCGGTGCAGTGGGCGAGTGCCAGATGGCATCTCGTATTTTAAACCTAGACTACGAAACCTTCGTAGGAGATATGACAAATGAGTGAAGCGATTGAAAACACCTCTGGCCTGGAACCCCTGGGCCGCGCAGTATTGGTGAAACCGTACGAACCCGAAAAGAAAGAGGGTTTGATTGTGATCCCCGATCAGGTCCAAGAGCGTACCCACATGCTGGAACAACGTGCAGTTGTTGTGGCTATCGGTCCAGCTGCTTGGGAAGACGAAAGCACCCCACGGGCGAAGGTTGGCGACAAAGTCATGGTGGCTAAGTTCGCTGGCGCAATGGCCATTGGTCCGTTGGATGACCAGAAATATCGCTTCGTCAATGATCGTGACATCTTTGCCAAGGTAACCGGAGAGAAAGCATGAACGTCGAAGAACAGGCAAAACAGTTGGGCTGGGTCCCACAAGAGCAGTTCCGTGGCCCCGCTGATGCGTGGGTGGATGCTGAAACATTTGTGCGTAAAGGCGAAGAAATCCTGCCTTTGGTACGTGCAAACAATAAGAAGCTCCACACGGAATTGGCACAGACCCAACAACAGGTACGCGAACTGAAACAGTTGGTGGAAGCTGGTACGGACTCCCTCAAGGCGTTCGAAGAGTTCCATCGCGATTCCTTGACCCGTGCATTGGAACAACAACGCATCGAACTGACGAAGGACCTCAAGTCCGCTCGCGAAGACGGTGATGTTGAACGTGAACTGCAGGTGCAGGATCAGCTGGAAGAAGTTCGTGCTGCCCAGAAGGAAGCCAAGATCAAGCCGGTGGTCACTCCCCCTACCAAGTCTGTGGAACCCACTCCTGAGGTGGACCCAGAGTTCGTGGAGTGGCACAAGGAAAACTCTTGGTTTGGTGTCGATAAGAAAAAGACAGCCTTCGCCAACGGGCTCGCACAGTCCATGCGTGCCGATCCTGCCAACAACGACTTGACTGGCCTGGCCTTCTTCAACGAAGTGGCTAAACAGGTTGACAAAGCCTTCCCTTCCGAATCTGATGAACGTCAATTCGACAAGGTTGGTGGTGCTGCCGACACTACCCCTCGTGGTGGCCGTGGTCGCAAAACCTTCGATGCCCTCCCCGCAGATGCTCGCGCAGCCTGTGACCGCTTCGGTGAACGTCTGGTCGGCGAAGGCCGTGCTTACAAAACTCTCGCCGATTGGCGCAATCAATATGCGAAGGACTACTTCGCAGGAGAACAGCAATGAACCCAAACAAGGAAAACATCGGCAACGCCCCCAAGGCGCGTGTCACTGAGGCAAGTCGCATTCCAATGTCGGCGCCGAATCAGAAACTGTCGGTTCCCGAAATCCCTGGTTTCCACCTCCACTGGCATTTGGGTAAGAACGTGGCACGAGCAAAAGCCGCAGGTTACACTCACGTCACAGCTGAAGATGGTATCTTTGTGGACAACTCTGGCTTGGCCGATCCCAAGACCACGACGGGTTCCACAGACCTGGGTTCCAACATCAGCATTTTGGCTGGTGATGCCGCCGACGAGAATGGTGACCCAGAGCGTTTGTATCTGATGAAGCTCCCACAGGAATGGTGGCAGGCTGACCAGAAACTCATCTTGGACCGCAACGAATCCATCGCACAGCAATTGCGTGGTGGGGGCAGTGCCGCTCAGGGTGAAAGCGCTTCCGACCGTGGTAAACGGTATGTAAAGAAGGGGCAAGACCTCTTCACCCCCAAACACCCAATCTAATAGGAGGCTATTATGCCTAACGTCTCGAAGCCAATGGGTTTGTCCCCTGTCGGCTATTTGAATGGTGCGTCTTGGAACGGCAAGGGCCGTACATACGCAATCGCATCCACGGATGTCAACGCTTTCGCCATCGGTGATCCGCTCAAGCTGGTCGGCGGTGTCACGGCTGACGGTGTGCCATTGGTGACCCTGGCTGTTGCTGGCGCGGGTAACGATGTGGTCGGCGCTCTGCTGGGCGCAGGTGGTCTGGAAAACGGTTCGGCTTTCGTCGACCCCGCCAACCTGGACACCACAATCATCCCCGCCACAAAGTCGAAGGTCTACTACGTCATGGTGGCTGATGATCCCAACACTATCTTCGAAATCCAAGAAGACAGCGTTGGCGGTGCCATCACAGCAGCCAACGGTACCAAGAACTTCAACTTGGTTTCCGGTGCCAACAACGGTTACCTGTCGGGTTGGCAGTTGGACAGTTCCACCGGGGCTGTTGGCGCTACCTTGCAGCTGAAAGCTATCGGTATCGCACCTCGCCAAGACAACGCCGTGGGCACTAACGCTAAGTGGCGCGTGATCATCAACCAGCACACTTACCGCGCAGGTACAGTCGGCCTCTAAATCTAACATTGAAAGGAGCATACCATGTCTGGTATCATCAACACGGGCACCCACCCAAAACTGCTCTGGCCTGGTATCCATGCCATCTGGGGTCAGATCTACAACGAGCACGCAACCGAGTACACGGACCTGTTCGACATTGAAACGTCTGATCGTGCATACGAACAAGACGTTCAAGTCACCGGTTTCGGTTTGGCCCCGATCAAGCCGGAAGGCCAAGGCCCTTCGTACGACTCTGAAGCCCAGGGTATCATCACGACTTACGTCCACATCGCTTACGCGTTGGGCTACATCGTGACGCACGAAGAAATCAAGGACAACTTGTACGAGCAAGTGTCGCAGCGCCGTGTGAAGGCCAACGCCTTCTCGATGAATCAAACCATCGAAAACGTCTGCGCCTTCCTGTACAACAACGCCTTCAACAACACCTACTTCACCACAGCAGACGGTCGCCCACTGATCGACACTGCCCACGTGAACGTCACAGGTGGCACCTACTCCAACGCACTGGCAACCCCAGCCGACTTGTCGGAAGCTGCGCTGGAAGACTTGAGCATCCAGATCATGGGTACTCAAAACGATCGCGGCCTGCTGGTCAACATCATGCCAGAGTCCCTGCACGTGACCCGTCAGGATTGGTTCAACGCCAACCGCATTATGAAGTCGGTACTGCAGTCCAACACTGCTACCAACAACATTAACGTGTTGAAGGCGACCAATGCGTTCCCCGGTGGTATCAAGATGAACCACTACTTTACCCAGCCACACGCCTTCTTCATCCGCACCAACTGCCCAGATGGTATGCGCATGTTCTGGCGTGAGAAGCCATCGTTCGAGCAGGACAACGACTTCGACACCAAGAACGCCAAGGCCTTGAGCTACATGCGTTTCTCAGTGGGCTGTACCGATCCTCGCGGTATCTTCGGCTCCAACGGCCCTTGATATCTCAGGCTAGGGGTTAGGGGGCTCCGGCCCCCTTTTCTGTTACTTGAAAGGACGATATGGCCAACGTAGTAAATACCCAAATCCTCGTTGACGGTGCCCGTAATACTGTGATTAAGGTCACTGGCGTTCTCGATACTGCCAACCTGACAAACGTCGTGATCGTCGATCCGGCTTTGCTATCGCCCGTCCCAACACAGTTGCGCATTGACCAGGTAGAGTTCGCGATCAGCGACCCCTTGGGCGTACTGTTGCGTTGGGATGCCGCTGCCCCGGTCGATGCCCTGCCTTTGTCCGGTTGGGGTAAGCTCCCCTTCCGTCAGTTCGGCGGATTGCAGAACAACGCAGGTGTCGGTAAGAACGGTAAGATCACACTGAGCACAGTGGGCTGGGCCGCTGGTACGGAGAACTTCACAGTGATCCTGCAACTGGTCAAACAGGGGGTATGATGGAAGCGATTCTCCAACAACTGGCCGCGGGTGCGGCTGCGGGTCTGGTCACTGGTGCAATGTGCTGGGGTGCCATGCAACGTGATATCAAGTGGCTCAAGGAAAGCTTGACGGAATTGCGTACCTTGTTTTTCAAGTACGTCCAAGAATCCGGCAACAACAACGGCAAGAAAGGTTGCTAATCATGGCTGACAACACCGCATCCCGGATCATCCAAAATGCTATGGAGGATGCGGGGTTGCTTCAAGAGGGGCAAACCCCTACACCAGCACAACAAGCCCGGTACATGATTCGGTTGAATGATATCATCAACTTCGAACAGACCCAGGGGCTCAAATTGTTCTTGATGGAGGATGTGCCGATCCCCCTGGTGGCCGGACAAGGTCGTTACGTGATCGGCCCTGCCGGTGATGTAGTGATGCCTAAGCCCACACAGATCGTTGACGCTTACTTCAAGGACCAGAACAACATCCAACGACCACTGATTCCAATGTCCTGGAACGAGTGGACACGCTTGTCCCAGCCTGGGATTCAAGGGCAGGTCAATAGTTACTTTGAGGACAAGCAACCCGGGCAGATCAACCTGTGGCTGTGGCTTGTGCCGGATAACGTGGCTGCCCTGGGTCAGGTTCATGTCATCGTACGGACTCAGCAGCCTAATGTGGTAAACATCACTGATAACATGGTGTTCCCGCAAGAGTGGTTCATCTTCCTGCATTGGGCACTGGCTGCAGATATTTGCACGGGCCAGCCGGAAAGCATCGTCCAG